GTATTTCATGGGCGAGGACGATTTCATGATGTATGACGGCGTGCTCCGAGTGATGGAGTGCGAGGTCCGCAATACCGTTTTCGATGACATCAACCTGGACCAGGGGCGGAAGTCCTACGCGAGCGTGAACAAACTGTTCACGGAGATCTGGTGGGTCTATTCATCGGAAGGCGCGGCGTCTAATGATCGCTACGTCAAGTACAACTACTACGACAAGGTCTGGGACTTTGGCACGATTGAGCGCAGCGCTTTCCACGATAGCTCCTCGCTGTTTAATCAGAAGCCGTACGGCACCTTTGACGGCAAGATTTTCATACACGAGACCGGCGTCGACGAGACTGACCCGGAGGACAACGTCACGCCGATGTTGTCGTTCATCGAGAGCTACGACATGGATGTCGACGAGGGCACCTACCACGCGCTCATACGGAAGATGATTCCCGATTTCAAGCGGCTCGTTGGTTCGGTTGACCTATCGCTGACGGCCAAGGCCTACCCGTCGAGCGGTGGTGTGGAGGTGGTCAACAAGGGACCGTTCACGATCGCGCCGACCACGGCCTTTGTGAATCCACGAATCAAGGGCCGGCAGGTATCGTTCCGGATTGAATCGGATGCGCTCGGTGACGACTGGCGCATGGGTACCTGGCGAGCACAATTCAAGCGGAAAGGGAGGCGTGGCAACTGATGACTGCTCCCTTCAACACTGTGCAATTCGAGCCGGACTACGATGTCTACAAGATGCGTGCCCTGGTCGACGATCTCACACGTCAGTTTGGCTCCACGCAGGCCGTACTCTCAGCGCTTCTTGCTACTCAACACAACGATCTGCCTGGCCGTAGCGCACCAGACGCACATCCGATCAGCGCGATCACAGGGCTGACGGCTGCGCTTGCCGCAATTGGCCTGACCTTGGCTGATCACGAATTGAGGATCGTTGTGCTTGAGGGCCAGGACGAGTCCGATTCCTTCCTCGAGTGGTCGATGTAATGCCTTATGTTGGAGCATCACTTGCAGATGGGCAGCTTCCGGACACGGTGGGTACGCTATTCACCGCGACGGTATCTACGATCATCCGATCGTTCGATGTTTATAATGACGGCGCGTTGCGGCAGGATGTCGTGGTCTACATTCTGCGGGATGGCTCGACCACTCGGAAGGTCGGGAGGGCAGAGCTTCGGCAAAATGAGTTTGCCGAGGTGCTATCAGATGGCAAGGTCTGGGTGCTGTCACCGAATGACTCCATCCAGGCCGAGACCGATACCGCAAACCAGGTCGATTTCACGATCACCGGGGCGGAGTTAGCATGAAGGTATTCACATCCCAAGGAATCGAGAAGGAAGACAATGCCGATGTCCTGGTCGAACTGAAGAGCGTACAGACAGGCTTGCGAAGCATCACCAATGAGCAACAGGAGCAAACGCGAGAACTCAAGATTACGAATCTGCATCTTGGGATACTGAACGACCAACATATTGAGGAGCCAGCATAATGGGACTTGAAATTGAAAGTGCAGCCGATGGCAACAAGCTGCTTATAGACAGTAAGGGTAGGGCGCTCGTTGACGCGCAATCGCGCAAACGAAGTTTCTACGTGTCGCGAGATGACGCTCGGGTTTTCAACACGATATTTGAGGATGCCAATGCGGTCGCCGGAGAGTTCGTGGCGTATTTCAGGAACACCTCACAAAGCCGATTCTTCGTCGTCGAACTCGCTCGCCTTGGAGGTGATGAGGCATCACTCTGGAAGATCCACAAGGTCACTGGTGCCACCCCGGTATCTGATGGCGGAGCCGTACTGCCGGTTAATTTGAATTTCGGTTCAGGCATCCTGGCAGAAACCGAAGCCTTGCAGGAAAACGTGACCGGAATAGTCTCGCAAGGCGAAACTGCGGTAGCCGGTCATGGGGCTGGTCAAGGTGTGCTTGTCATCTTAGATGACGCAGTAATTTTGCCACCTGATACCGCAATCGCTTTCCAAAAAGAGAGCGGCACAACGGGCGCGGCATCGGTTGGAATGCGAGGCTACTACGAGGATCTGTAATTGATCAGAGCCAAGATAATTGGTTCCGGCCCTGAGCGCACTGAGGTTGGGGTTGAAAAATCAGGCGCGATGAGCGTAGTCGAACGGCCGTTCCCGCCGTTCGGTGTGCAGCAGAATGTGCGCCCGTTTCGGCAGTTCCTGACAGACGATGGAACGCCGACGGGCAACTCGGATATGCTGGTAGACGGCAGCGTGACGCCGATCGATTTTTTTGTGGAAGCACCGCAAGACAGGGATCTTTACGTCACCAGGGTATCGTTCATTGTGGTCGATCAGAATATGTCGCTGAATACCTTCGGCAACATTTCTTCATTGACCAACGGCTTGCGGCTCTTCTACACCGATGAGTTAGGCGAGGTAGATATCGCGGAGGCATTGCAAACTAATTTCGACATTGTTCGGCTGTGTTCAGGCCTGCCGTCTTTTGGCGATGGCACGACTGCGTTCATTGCGAATAACGTAGATTTCATTTCAGAGGGTATTATCCCAGTACTGGATCTCAAGGACACTTTCGGATTCAGGTGGGGGTTGGAGTTTCGAAACGGATCGACGCAAAAATTGGTGCTTAGAATACGGGATGACATCACCGGCATCGATGCGATGAATGTCATCATCTACGGCTTCCTGAGACTGGAAGACCAGTCGAAACCGAAGGTGTAGTTTTTGTTGGAGTAGGGTTGTACGGAGTATCACCATGGAAAAGAGCGAACAAATTGAGCAGGCACGAAAGCTGCTCATCAGGAGAGCGGTCGCGTATGACGTCGTCAATCTCACTAAGATGCTGATCCAGGCTCGCGAGGAGAAGGGCCAGCATATCTATTATCCGAGCGTACCCGAGGGTGAGGTTGGCAGGCAGATGGTCTCCGATCATGTCAGAGACATGACCAAGAACGGAGTCATCTACGTTGCTGATCTCGATGGACGGTTGCTCGGCGCTATTGGAATGCACGTGACCCAGATGGCGGAGTGGAGTTTTGACTTCGGTCTGATCAATGCATGGTTCTATGTACTGCCGCAGTTTCGCGATTCGGATATCGCGATCTCGCTGCTGAAGGCGGTCGAGAAATGGGCTGATGCGGACATCAACCCATGGAACGACAAGGCCAAGCCCAGGATGCCGATGATTGTCGGCATGATGAGCGGCCAGCAGACCGGCCTCAAGAACAAATTCATGCAGAGTCTCGGGTATGTCAATGGCGGTGGTAATTTTGTGAGGTCACCGCACCATGAGCAGTTCATCGAAGACGACGACAACGGACGCGATTCCCGAGTGGCTTGAAACAGGCAGCCAAAGGGCTGTAGAGCTTGCTACTGGAATAGCCGACAGGCCGTATACGGCGTACGAAGGTCAGCGGATAGCCGACATCTCGGAGGGCGAGCGGGTCGCCGGGGAGCGGGCGCTCGAGTTTGGACAGGACTACCAGTCCGACCTGGAGCGATCACGTGAACTGACCGAGCAGGGCGTTCAGTCGTTCACCGATGCCGACATGCAGGGCTACATGAGTCCCTACATCTCTGGCGCTTTGGATCCTGCCGCGCGTGAGCTTCGCGAGGAGATCGCCAGGCAGCAGCAAGGTATCAGCGGCGCCGCTGGCATGCAGGGCGCGTTCGGTGGTGCCAGACACGGCATCGCTGAGGCCGAAGGTCGCCGCGGTGGCCTTGAGGCGATGAGCGATCTGTACGGGCGTGGCTACCAGCAGGCCTTCGAGTCGGCCCGTGAACAATTCAATCGCGATCGCGATGTATTCGCCAGGGGCGCAGAGCAGTTCCGGGCGACTGGTCAGGCAGGCCAGCAGATGCTGGGACAAGACATCCAGAACCTGATGACAACCGGTGGCCTGAAGCGCCAGCTGGAGCAGGCAGGCCTTGACTTCGATTACGGCCAGTTCATCGAAGCACGTGACTGGGATGTGACAAACCTGGGCCCGCTCCTCGACGCGCTCGGCACTGTCCCATACACCAAGACCAGAACAGTCAAGGAGAAGAAGGGTGCCTTGGGCACGATCCTCGGCGTGGCGGCCACGGTTGCCGGCGCCTACTTTACCGGTGGCGCATCGCTCATGGGTGCCGGAGCGACCGGCGGATTCATGAAGAAGATCGGTGTTGGTATGGGCGAGATGATGGGCGGTGAGGGCGCAGGTCTTGCGGCCTTTGGAATACCGGGATCACCAGCACCGGCAGCCAGCGGCGGTGGCGAGGGTACTGGGTGGGATTGGTGAGGAGAGAATCATGGGCGACAAATTAAACGAATGGATTGACGCGAACTCCGCGACCTTGCAGGCGCTTGCCGGACCCGGTCAGCCTAGCATCCCGCCGTCAGCAATACCTGGCGCAGCAGGCCCACCCGGTGCACCGCCGCCAGGATTCCCGCCTGGAGATCCTGCAGCAGCAGGTGGGTTCCCGGCTCCGCAGGCAGGACCGCCGCCTGGGAATGCTCCCGTTGACTACTCGAGCGCATTTCCTCCTGAACCCACGCCAGAACAGATAGCGACGGCTCAAGGGGCACAGCCGCCAGCATTCGACATGCCATTCATGCAGCCGCAAGGACCAACGGCTGCACCAGTTGATGTACAGGCGCCGGCACCACCAGAAAAGAGACCAGCGCCGAAACCGAAGGCAAAAGACGCCGTTGGATTCGATGAAGTAATGAAGGACGCCGATCCGAAACAGATCGACGAGGCAATCAAGGTCATGGAGGCAGCCTCTGGCAAGTCGGTCGAGGAACTCTATACCCAGCAGACTGGCGCACCTCCACCGGAGGGCATGGGCAAACGCAAGCTCGGCCAGGCCTTGTTTGAATTCGGGCTGAACTTGATGGCAGCGCCGGCAGGCTTGAGCGATGTCGAGACGATCGGCAGGGCTGGACAGGCCACCATTGCCGGCAGGCGTCAGCGCGAAGAGAGAGAAGAGCAGAAGCTCGTCGCCGCTGAGGATCGCCGCATCGCTGCCCAGGAGCGGGCAGTGGGCAGGCTGGACAAGAAGTTCGACCGTGCCGCTACCCTCGAGCGCCTGACGATGGAGCGACAGCGCACACAGGCAGCGCTCAACAAACCGGTCGGTGAGTTCAACAGCTACGTTGGACCTAACGGCTTCATGTATGAGTACAACTCGCAGACCCAGGAGGGTCGCCAGATCATTGTCAATGGCAAGCCGATGCAGGCTAAGGACCAAGCGATCGCAAGCAAGCAGCAGCGCTTCGACACCGAGGTTCGCTTCAACATGTACATGGGGGTCTACGGCCAGGATGCCGATGGTGTGAAGTTTACCGGTGAAGCACTTAATCAGGCCAAGAAGGAGGCGCTCAAGTTTGCCAATCGCCAGAAGCCCTACACCAGAGCGGAGGCGAATCGGGACTCGGTGACCGGTGCGATGGGTCTGTTCAAGAACGATTCCAACTATGCGCTTGCGACTCCTGAGGAACAGCGTGTCATGTTCAAGGCCAAGGTCGCCGAACTGACCGAGATGTACATGGCCGGTTACGGCAACGGCGACGGCGAACCTGACGCATCGAGATTGTCTGAAGGAGTGGCCACGCCGATCACTAACGACGCAGGCATTACCGAGTACTGGACGCTGAAGAACGGCGAGCCAGTGAAGGCATCGGAGTCTCAACTGATTAGGTAGCCATGGCGCTTATCTACGGCAAACCGATTCCTCTGCGAGGATTCGAAGAAGACGACGAGCAGGGCCGCAAGTACGGCGAGCCTGTACCGATGGTCTTTGGCGATTACTCGAAAGCCACCTATGGCGAGCCGATCGAGATGTACGATCTGGATCCGATCACGGTCACGCCACCGGAGCAGCGCTCCATGATGGTCCAGCGCCCGGATCCTGAGCAGATCAAATTACTACAGCAAAAGTACGGCAAACCAGCGATCGGTCAGACCGAAGAAATTACCGCCAGACCGCAGTTCAGGTCGCGTCTCGGTACGCCATCAGAGCAGCAGTTGCTGGAGCATAAGTACCCAGGCGTCAGGGACAAAATGAAAGCGCTCGAGGACGCCGCTTGGGAAGGCCGTGAGGAGTCTGGCTGGGGCGAACTCTTCAGCAAGACGCTGTCGGGTATCCTGCCAAAATTCCGCAGGCAGATTGTCGGAGGCATGCGCGGCGGCAATCCAATCACGGTCAGTGACTTGCAGCTTAATGCTGATGTTGAGATCGGCCAGCCAGGCGCTGGTACAGGGACGCTTTCGCAGTCCATCCAGAACAACCGGATCGCCAAAGAGTGGGGATTCGAGGAAGGGTCCGACAAGGTCCAGCCTGGAGTTCACCCGGTGGATGCGTTTGTCGAGTGGTTGGAAAGCGATGAGGGCAGGGGCGAGGTCGAGGCCGAGGCAGCGCAGACGCCAGTCGCCCTGATCGCTCAGGATATCTGGGACGCCGAGACCGGCAAGCTCAAGGAGAAAGAACTCCAGGTCAAGCCACAAAGCGTCAAGTACTATGCGGCCGGCATCCTGGATGCTGGCATCAACATGGGTCCGGCGCTGGCGGCCACGGTTGTCACCAAGAATCCGATGATCGGCGCTGCCATCATGGGCGGTCAGGTCTATGGCGATACCTATGGCAGCATGCTTGACGAGGGATATTCGCCTGACCAGGCAATGGCCGCCGCAATGTTTTCTGCTGCAGCCGAGACGCTCACCGAGCGCATTTCTCTTGGTGTCCTGACCAGCAACAACTTCACCGGGTTGAGGCGAATCCTTGCCGGCGCTTCGGCCGAGGGGATACAGGAGCCGGTTACCGAGGCACTGCAGATCGGATACGACGTTGGGATTCTCAACGATGAGATGACCATGGGCGAGGCGATGTGGCGCCTGATCGATGCCGGCATCATCGGCTTCGGTGTCGGCGGTGGCATGGGCGGCACCGTCGAGATGTTGCAGCAGGCAGAGCAGATGACCACTCCGGCTGCCAGAGAGGCCTTCGACTACGACCAGAAGATGGATGCCTTGCACCTCACCCTGACCAGGGAGTCGCAGGAGGGGCGAGCGCTTGAGGTCCTCGAGGCGAATACCGAGCTACTGGACAAAGTAATCAATGACCAGCTGGAAGACATTTCGACTGAAGACCTTGCAGCGCTCGAAGAACAGGAACTGATCAAGATCAATGACGACGGCACGATCAAGGCGCTGCCGAAAGCTCTTCGCCAGGTAGCCAGACAAACTGTCGAAGCCAATCGCAAGCGCAAAAAGGAAGCACTCAAATCTCGTGGCGTTAGCGATGAGGAGCTTGGCCCGACGATTGAAATTCTGGACATGCAGCCAGCGTTCCATGCGGCCGAAGTCGACACCGATCTTGATCCGACAGAGAGAGAGAAAGGTCGCGGCAATTATCGCAAGGGGCGTTTCACGTGGAACAACATCCCGCTTGCAATTGAAACTCCTGCCGGCGAAACAAGATCTGGTGTCGACGATCAGGGCCGTCCCTGGTCGCAGGTCATGAGCTCTGGCTATGGTTATTTCCCATCGAAACCTGGTGCCGACACCGTCGAGGGAGAACCGACCGAGGGCGTCGATGCCTACTTCGGGCCTGACCTGAATACGCCGACTGTCTACGTGATCAACCAGGCGAAGGACGCAAGCGCTGAGGCGGTCGGTGAGAACTTCGACGAGCATAAGGTCATGGTCGGCTACCCATCGTTGCAGGCAGCGATCGAAGCGTACAAGGCCGACTATGCGCCGGCCCGTGACCAGCAGGTCGAAGGCGTCGCCATGCAGCCCGATCAGTTCAAGGCGTGGCTGAACCGACCGACGCATACGGTGCCGGTCTCGCTGGGTACGCGCGAGGGCTATGAGCAAGCACCGGTATTCGCGACGATCGACGAGACCAAGCCAACGCCTGAGCGTTATCCGGCGCGTGGCAAGGCTGTCACCGGAGCGCCGCCGAAGAATCGTGCATTCAAAGATATCGACAAATTGATCAACAAGACTGTGTCGATCCTCGAGGACTCGGAACTGGTGCCGCCCGAGGCCTGGACCTGGTACGAGGATTCCGGCGCCAAGATTCGCGAGATCGTACGCAATGATCCAGAGCTCATGCACGATGTGATCAAAATCCTGGCCGCTACCTCGCAAGGCGTGAGCGTCGGAGCGAACACGACTTTCATGATCAAGGCGGCATACCAGATCGCTAAGGGCGAGCAGATCGATACGGGCCTGTATCCGGCCACCGCAGTACCCAACATCGAAACGATGCGCGAATTAGCGAGCAAGGACATCACCAACGAGTTACCGGGCATTGGCTCCAAGGTGATGAGCTTCTACCGGAATCTTTACGATGCCACGTTCAATACGAATCTGTATGACAGCGATGTCACGATCGATCGATGGATGGTCAGGAACCTGGGTTATACCTCTGGCGATTCGGTTGAAGGCACCCAATACGCTTACGCCCGAAAGATTTTCCAGGACGCCACCGCACGCTACAACGCAAGGAATGGAACGAACTGGCTGCCGCGGCATGCTCAGGCAGCGCTCTGGGTACACGAGCGATCGAAAGCGTCGCTGAAGAAGACAGGGAAAACAACGCCGGTCGATGCTTTCGCTGAGCATATCGAGGCCGTGACCGCGAGAGTCACGCACGAGGCGGTGCCGTCGAAGAGAACCGAGGAAGGCCGCCAGGTCGACGCCTTACCGCGGGAGGAGAAGGAGGAGCTTGGCCGGCGTCAGCGTGAGGCCTTGGCAGAGAACAATACGCATGTCGTGATGGAGGCGCTTGGCGTGCCGCTCTACAACGTCGAGACAGCGATCGGCGGTTACCA